TCGATGAGAAATTTTCTTACAGCACGACCTTCCTTGCTTCTGCCGTCTATATCGGGGTTATCAAATAACTTTCGCGTTAATTCAATTAAGTCAGGAGTTGTTGCATGGTTTTCGCGCAACCATTCTTTTTGTTCTGCTGTTAATTTCATTAGTCGTGCGTATAATTTTCTTCGTTTCTCCAGTTTAAACACCATTTGTAACTTCGGGTGCTTACTTCTTTTAATTCTTCTTCGTTTAGATAAGTCGACACCGAACGCAGGTTAGTCTGCAACGTGTCAATAAGAACCAGCAAATCGCGGCGTTCTTTTTCTAATTCATGTATTTTTCTTTTCGGGTCCATTAAAATATAATTATGTCACTGTTCTTAAGTATTTTGGCGGCTTTTTCTTTAAATTGCTTCTTTAAGTTTTTGATCTGCTTGTAACCTGCTTTTCTTCCTTTTTCGGTTGTTTTATATCCTAATTTCTTTGCAACTTCCTCTTCTTCAAGATGTTCAATAAAAAGCATCGCATATATTTCGTATTGCCGCGAATTTAATACCTTCTTCATTGCTGTGTGCAACTTCTTCTCCGCATCGCTGAAATTAAATGTAGTGGCAGGAGTCGAATAAATCTCATGAGCATGGTTCTCCATCGATAAAGGCATCTTTACTTCGTAGGCCGATTTCTTGCGCTTCTCCCATTTAGCGTATAACGGACACTCCGCGCATTGAGTGCCGCTTTTGGTGAAACTACAAAACCCTTCTGCGAATCTCTCGTTGTCTGTGGAACTAGATCCTTGATTAAAAGGACAATTTACACACGGCTTTGCGAAACTTGTATAGTTGTTCCGCAAAATGTTTTTCATCTGATTACTGATGATTTTATTTAACCATGGGCGCAAAGGGCGACGTTGATCCCATTGATCCCATTTTTTAGCAACGTGAGCACGAATAATTTGCTCTACGTCTTGAAAGTCAAACCATCCTAGTGAATGGAGGTACCATTTGTTGCGCCTCTTGCACAACTCTTCATCAATTATTTCCCGCTTGTCTTGGTAAGTGTATTTTTCTTCACTCACCTATTTCGTCGGGCTGACGGCGGGGTTTGCACATTTCAATACTCTGTTGAATCTCTTCTTCGGGAGTACGGTTTCTTTCTGCTTCTGATACAGCAGGACGAGTAAATTTATCTTGTGAAGAAGACGCTTCGGGACTTTCGGCTAATTGTTGCTTAATTAATGAACCAATAGTGGTTTTAGTATTATCTACCGAAATGTCGTATTGCAACTCACTAATAGAAGGCACATAACCTTCTTCTTCTACTTCTGGCTCTACTACTGCACGGGGAGTAAGGGACGCCCTTGCGATAGGAGAGGTTGGTGTTCCGCAATTAGAACAAAATTTAGGCTTTTGCACGGTATAGTCGTGCTTGCATCCACAGTTTGAACAATATAACGTCTTCATATATTATATATAATAAAAAAAATAAAAAAAAATTCTATTAGGCCAAGTAGCCCCCGATAATTCTAGCTTGCTGCTTAAGGTTGCTTAAATCAGGGTTACAGCGGCTTTTAGAGCTCTTTACAAAGTCTACGCCTAGTAATCCAATTATTTTTCCATTTAATGTTTTAATAGGTGTCGCATAAAATGCTTCTACGCCTCGATCTTGTAACATGTTTTTAAAACTTGCATCTTCAATCGTTTTTATATCTGTACAGCAAAATCCACCTTCTTTTATAAGCTCGTCAATAAAATAGTGGAAATTAGATACGCGCATACTTTGCACATTCATCGCTTCTGCACTAATGCCATCGCTGACTACTTCATAGGTACAACTAAATTTTTGCTGAGAGCCCCCTGAATAATATACCTCTCCATTATGAAACTCATAAACATACGCACGATCACTATTTAAATCGCTTAAAACATAATCTAGCGCAGTATAAACGTTTTGGTTACGTTTGGCGTGCTCGTGAAGAATATTTTTTGCCTTCTGCTTGGTTTCATACTTATGGCGAAGCCATAAACTTAAAAATGTTGCGCCTAATGTGGCCACAGCTGTTATAACTGATGCAAAAAGTGTTTCCATTATTTTTGATCTATTTTATTAAGTAAATTTTCTTTTAAGTTGTCTATTTTATCATGTAATAAATAAACGTCTTGTCTACGGGATTCTAATATTTTTTCTATTTTTTCCCAATAGTAATGCATTTCGTGTTTTAATTCCGCTTTTACTCTGTCCACACGATCCCTTTCGTCTCGCGTTTCTTCTCTTAATTCACTTTTGGTAGAATCTATTCCTGCTTTTAATTCATCGTCTTTATGACGCTCTTCCGTTTTGAAGGCGTCTAGAGATTTTCGCAAACCTAAAAGCTCACTTCTTAAATATTCCACAGCCTTAGCTGAGACCTCTTCTGCTTGCTTAATGTCATTCATTATAGAACGAATAATAAACGCTACAGAACCTGTTACAAAAGCTCCACAGACGCAGATTGCAACTGCAGTGATAACACTAATGTCGTTCATCACCTTCTCACCCTGCCAAAAAACGCTCCCGCAATCGCGCTAAGCAAATGACTGTCTGATGGTAAGAAAGTAATTCCTGGTAATTCCAGATATTGTATACGCTCCGCTGGTTCTAATAAAAATAAAAAGCCTCGACTGGTTTCACTAAAAGCAAAGTAAACTGGCACATCAAAAAATAACGGGCCCACAATTCTTACCCCAATAATACATGTAAACGCCATGATCGCCAAAATAGCTGTCGTCCAGCCAAATAATAGCTTCGGTATTTGAGCACGAACATTATTTTGATTCTGGCTCTCTAACTCAGCCCAATCTCGGTCCATCGCTTTTTCCATCCTGCGATCTTCTCCAGCTTGCATCCATTTATCTACAATCGCTCGTAACACGAACGTTACAATAAAAGTTATGACTTGTGGAGGAAACATTTTAACAACATATACACTTAATTAGTTTCTTCCAGGCGCTTGATGATGAATTTTAGTAATTCACTACGCTTGATATCATTAACGCCGAATCGATAAGTATGAATACCTTTCGCCTTGCTTTCGTCGTCTGCAAATCTATCGCTCATTGCCCGATAGCCACTTTTTCCGTTAATATCACTTTGCATGAAATCGCCGCATATAAATAATTTGGAGTTTTCACCTAATCTTGTGATTAATGTTGTTAATTCTTTAAATGTGAAATTTTGTGCCTCGTCTGCAACTACAATCTTGTTTCGCCAGTTGGCTCCCCTCAAGAAATTAATTGGCATGGCGTCTATTCTTTTTTCTTGCAATAATCTTTGATAATCAGAAGTTTTTAGTAATTCCTCTAATTTATCTTTTAAAGGCAGCATGTAAGGATCGAATTTTTCATCCGCATCTCCAGGAAGTGCCCCCATATTACGATCTGCACTTTCAGCTATCGTGCGAACGTATTGAATGTCTAAATTTTTATCTGTAGCCAATAATCGAAGCGCCGCATAAATCGCCATATATGTCTTAGTGCTCCCTGCGGGGCCATTAATAAACATAATTTTGGTTTTTTCATCTAACGCTAATTCTACAAACTTTTTTTGTCTTTCTGTAAGTCTGTGATTTTTGATGTAAAAGAACGGGTTGTCTAATTCACTCCCGATAATTGGCTCGTTGTCTTCGTGATGAGTTTTTTTTCTTCGCGCCATCGCATATATTTACACTTAGCCCGACAGAAAAACGCTCCCGATTTTAAATTAGTTTCATTTTAGACCCGTATTTTTTTGACCCCCGCATTTTTTCAGAAAAGGGGAGGGGCATCCAGAATGAAAAAAGGGCCCCCCGCCGCCCTCCTAGGATTTCTTTGGTTTGTTTTTTTTGGAAAACGGGGAGGGTTTAGGCAGAAAGCTGGTAAACAGTATGTTCGCCCCAGCCAAGCCATGCGGTGATGTCAACCAATCTTTCAAAATTCGCCTCGACAGTTGCAAGGTTTAGGACAATATCCTCCTTTTTCTTTTTATAAAAAATATGGTCGAGGGACATTATCACAGGCTCGTTAGGTAATTCGTCAATTGTAGTAAGGACAAACATTTTTCTTATTCAATTCCCATGTTGTGGTGGCGAGTGATTTCTTCCAGCTTGGACTCGTCAAAGCCGAGCAGTTCGTTGTAGCGTTCCATGCTGATTTTTTCAGACTCAAGAACAACAACCTTGCAACGGCCACCACTCTCGAACCAATCGCGGCCACAGGCATCGTCGAGCGTGATGCCATAGCCAGAACGAATGTCGCGGCTTGCCTTTTCTGCGCGAGAGCCGTCGCGGTTAAAATAAAGAACTTCGTAGGTTGCGGTGAATGCGTGAGTGTTTTGCATGATGGTTTTGGTCTTTAGGTTTATCTTAAGGTTATGCGTATAGTCTGACAGAATTTTTTGTTTGGTCAACTTTTTTTTCAACTTTTTTTACTTGCGAACGCCAAGCTGGCCGAGGCTGTCGAGCGTTCCAGGAAAAATTTCCACTTGCGGAGCTTCGGCAATGGCACGTTGCAACTCGATAAGCTGCTGCACTGCCCATTCAATATTCATTTGCGCGAGTTCGTCGCCACGTCCTGCGGCACTTGCGTTGTCCTCGATGATGGTGTTGAGTGTTTCGATGGTCATGGTTTTTTTAGCTTTCTAACTTTGAGTGTTTAACTATATAATAATCTACCACACTTGGGCGGAAAGTCAAGGGATAATCTAACTTTTTTTTTCTTTTTTTTATAAAATTTCACCCTATTAGCAAAACTTTTTCGGCTATAAGTAAAAAAATAATTATCTTTTTTCTTGCAAATTGGCACGGAACGGGGGGCCCGATGGCCCGCCAACCCGCATAAACACTGGGCTGGCGGCCGATGGCCAATTAAAAGTTAATATAAACGCTTACCCTTTCAGGCAACGGGAAGCAAAGTCCTTGGCTTCCGCTTCGCCAATTGTCTCGGCAATGAAGTCTTGAACTTCAAAAACTACGTCAGCAATTGCATCTTGCGCCACCTTTTTGTGTGCGTCCGTTGCGAACAAAGGCAGGGAAGGAACCTTGTGCTGTAGGTTAATGCGGGAAGCGAGAGCGTTGACGAGGACTTGAGTTGATACGTTTTGCATGATGGTTTTAGTCTGTGGGTTTATCTTCAGGTTATGCGTATAGTCTGACGGAATTTTTTGTGGAGTCAACCCTTTTTGTGAAAAAAAATTACTTAAAAACTGCGAGCATTGCAGGACTGACAAAGGAGAGGTCAGCTTGCTCTTCGTCGTCTTCGTCGATAGGGTCAACGTCCACGTCGGTCTTGAGCAACTCGACTTCGTCCATGATGTCCTCGGATGTGGCTTGCGTTTGCGTGCCGTCAATTGCTTCCTCGGCATCTTGCTCTGCCTTGAGTTGGGCAAAGATGTTTTGGAATTCTTGCGGAAGGTCAGCGATGTTTTTCATAATGGTTTTTATCTTTAGGTTACAAGAATAGTCTGACAGTTTTTTGAGTCGAGTCAAGCTTTTCTGAAAGTTTTTTTTAACTTTCTTTGAGTTTCGCCAACTCATTTTGAAGATAAGAAACGTGCGTTGCCCTCATGCACATCAGGGAATGCTTGCGTGACTTGTGGAGCATTGCAGTCCACTCGTTGAGTTGCTTGGTGAGGTGAGCGATTTTTTCAGCTTTTGTCATAATGGTTTTTGATTTTCTATAATAATAGTCTGACAGTTTTTTATGTGAGGTCAACTTTTTTTTCAACTTTTTTCAAAGTTTTTTCAATGCTTAAATCTCCATCGCTCAAGGTCAATTCCTTTGCTTCAAAGAACCTTTGTACTCGGCCAAAATCAACCTTGAACAAATACTTGCAACCTTTTGAGTGGATGCTTACAACTTCACCAACATTTCCTCGCTGGTTTATAACTTTATCTTTAATCTTAAACATACTATAACTGTAAGGATTTTTTTGATAATTCCAAGCTTTTTTTTATAAAATCTTTACCCTATAAGTGAAACTTTCGCACACATTAAGGAAATTAATTCTTTAATTCCTGTACAAATTGGCACGGAACGGGGGGCCCGATGGCCCGCCAACCCGCATAAACACTGGGCTGGCGGCCGATGGCCAATTAAAAGTTAATATAAATTAATATACGTAGATATAAAAACGCCGCCGAGGGTAACCATAAACCTCGACGGCGTCCGTATCAATCATGTCAGTAAAAATATTATTTAGTAAGGTACGCCCATAGCAACATGAGTCCCGCGACAGTCAAGCCTATTTCGAGAGGCGTCATGATTCCGCACCTTCTTCGGCAAAGGCCTTGTCCATTGCGGTAATATCTGCGTCGCGGTTATCGTCTTGCCAACGCTCAAAGTCGGGGCAGGTTTGAGCGAGGCGTTCGAGGGAGTCGGCGTGAGCTAGTGTTTCAATATCCATAATAATAAGGTAGCAGGTTTCGGGTTAATTGCAAGGGTTTTTTCAAAAAAGATTCCAAGGAAGGAGCGGGTCTTGCTTGACCACTTCGACCACCTGAACAACATTACCGCCTTGAGTAACGAGAATGTCGTTCATCTCCGAGATGGACAGCTTGCCATCGGTTTCCATTGTGACGCCAGACTTGACTATGGAATTATCTTCTGCGTCGATGATGTCAATTTTTAATTGGTGCATGGTTTTCTTTCTTTGGTGGTTTATACGAGGACGGCAGAACTTACCGCTGTCACGGCGAAAGTCTCATGCCCTGGGACTTCGTCGCCCTTGGCGTTGATGCTGTCGCGCTCGCGATTGGCGAGTTCCTCGTTGTTGGTGCGGAGGACGATTTCTTCGGACTCGTTACCCGTTTCGAAATCGAAGGTGACTTTGATGACTTTGAACATGGTTTTTTAGCTTGATGGGTTAATCTTAAGTTTCCCCTAGTATGACAGAATTTTGCGTGCAGTCAACCCCTTTTTGTGAAAAAAAATAAATTTTTTTTTAAAAAAAACACTTGACAAAATCGCGCGGCGGGGGGCCCCCGATGGCCCGCCAACCCGCATAAACACTGGGCTCGCGGCCGATGGCCAATTAAAAGTTAATATAAGTTAATACTTTTCTATTTTTGTAATTCGTTAAGAACAGATTGCAAAGCTTCTTGCAGATAATCAATTGTGACAGTATCAATCTCCATGGCTTTGATGCGATTGGCGGCATTCATGAAAATCTTGATTTCTTGTTTAGCCGAGTTGATTCTGCGGTCATGCTTCCAGAATGCACGATTGAGATTATTGGATTGTGCGATTGCTTTATTCATAATGGTTTTTTGGCTTGGGGTTAGTCTTCTTGGGTGACAGCTTCGACAAAGCGAGTTTGGTCAAAGTTGGGATTGACCGCTTGGAACTTCTCCGAAAGGTCAAAGGCGATTGCCTCAATCACATTCTTGCAATGCGTGTTCTTGTGCGCCGCGTTGAGGGTTTGAGCGATGAGTTCAAAGTGCTTCTTGGTCATGGTTTTTTTTGGTTTGTAGGTTTATCTTAATCTTCCCCTAGTCTGACAGAATTTTGCGTGCAGTCAACCCTTTTGTGAAAAAAAGTGAAACTTTTTTCCGCCCATTACAAGCGGCGTTGCTTGCGAATCAGGGCGTGCAAGGCCTGCTTGTCCTTCAGGGGAAGGTCAGCAAACTGCACCATGGTGGTGGCAATCTGGAAGTCGGAAGGCTGGGCGGCCTTGGTGATGAGGTTGGTGAGGTCGGTGATGATTTGGGTCTTGCTCATGGTTTTGTTTCGTAGGTTTATCTTGATTTTACTCCTTTAATATAACAGAAAATCCCGTGAAGTCAAGGGGTTTTTGAAAAAAAATTAATTTTTTTTTCTTAAAAAAAGCTTGACAAAATCGGCGCGGCGGGGGGCCCGATGGCCCGCCAACCCGCATAAACACTGGGCTCGCGGGCGATGGCGAATTAAAAGTTAATACAAACGCATACAAAAACGCCGCCGAGGGTAACCATAAACCTCGACGGCGTTAAACTATGAACACAAAAGCGTATTTGCCTATTTCTCTAAAAAATGAAAAAGTGACAAAACTGTGAGTCCGCCGACATTAACTACGGCAATGATTAAAAATAATATTAATGCAGTCATTTTATTCCTCTCTTTCTTTAATTGCTCCTTTATCCCAATCGTAAATTTTTGCTTTAAGCTTTTTTGCTTGTTGTTGTGCAAATTTATAGGCTTGGACTTTGCTGGTGAACTGGTCGAGTAGTTTGCCGTAAAACTTCACCTCAATCCAATTATCCATGTTTTCATGTCTCTCAATAATAATCATTTCTCCTCCTGATACTCCTTGAAGATTTGGTCAAGCTCATCATGGTCGAGAGCCGAGTCCGTCCAGCTAACTCCGTCGGGAGTCTCGAAAGCCAATGCAGTTCCTTCGTTGGTCTCCTTCATGCCAGCGACAAAATCGAGATAGTTATCAAAATACTTTGAAAAAGTATAAATTCCTTCGTCGCCGCCAATCCAAAGAGCTACGTTCCAAGTTGCGTGGTTTGTCCAGCCGTTGTATGTAGTGTCAGTCATAGTTTTTTAGTTTATATCAATAAGTCTGCGGATTTTTTAGTTAGTGTCAAGCGTTTACGTAAGTTTCTAACAATTTTTTTGTTGCGGGTGATGCAGAGCCAGCGTAGTGTTTCCACTTGCCATCTACTTTCTTGAAAAGGTGGCTCCACTGTCCTCTATAGTCCAATACGCTCAAGAGTCCGTTAGGTAATAATTCTGGTTGTCCGTAATAATTCATGGTTTTTATAATATAAGGTTAATCTTAAGTTTCCCCTAGTTTGACAGAAAAAAGCGTGAAGTCAACTCTTTTGTGAAAAAAAATAAAGTTTTTTTT